CGCATGAAGATGTAGCACCTATCTATAAAAAGAACTATTGGAACAGAGCTAAATGTGATCAACTTCCTAGTGGGGTTGATCTTTGCGTATTTGACTGGGCTGTTAATTCAGGCGTATCACGATCTGCTAAAGCTTTGCAACGCATAGTAGGCGTAGAGCAAGACGGTGGCATAGGCCCAATGACTGTATCGGCTGTCAATGATTTTGAACCAATAGATATAATAGAAAAAATGCATTACGCCCGTCAAAGCTTTTATGAAAAGTTATCTACGTTTGAAACTTTTGGTAATGGTTGGACTAGACGTAATGATGAAACAAAAGAAAAGGCACTGGAGATGATGTATGGCTAGACAACTTACCGAAAGACAACAAAAGTTTTTATCTATATTGTTTGACGAAGCAGGTGGAGATGTTGTAACAGCAAAAAAGATAGCTGGCTATTCAGATGCTACCAGCACAACTGAAGTTGTCAACTCTATGAAAGAAGAAATTTTAGATAGCACCCAAAGTTTTATGGCACGTAATGCTCCTAAAGCTGCAATGGCTATGGTAAGTGGTTTGTTTGATCCTACTGAGCTAGGCATAAGAGATAAGATGGCAGCAGCTAAGGAGTTGCTTGATCGTACTGGACTTGTTAAAACAGAGAAGCTACAAGTAGAAGCTAAGGGTGGCGTAATGTTAATGCCACCAAAAAATGCGGAAGATAATGACTAAACCATTAGGCAGATGGAAACTCCCACAGCCAACAGATATAAAAGAAGATAATGAGTGGGTAGCAATACCTAAAATTTCTCGTACCATACCTTTTGGTTATGAACTAGACGCAAAAGATAATGGAATACTAAACCCTATACCTGACCAACTAGACAAATTAGAAATAGCAAAAAGATATTTAAAACAATATTCGTATAGAGAAGTAGCTCAATGGCTGACTCGAAACACTAATAGATATATATCTCATGTAGGTTTAAGGAAACGTTTAGAGAATGAAAAAAGAAGAAACAACCAAGCTGCAAGCTTACGCAGATGGGCAGAGTATGCCCAAACGGCAATCAGCAAAGCGGAAAAAATTGAAACCCAAAGGCTCGGCTCAAAAGAAAGTTTCAGCGAAGAAGAAACTAGAACAGCCTAAAGTAATAGAGGTATCTAAGCTTAATCCTATTGAAACTATTGAAGAGCAGCACAACATTATTTTTAAACCTAACGACGGGCCTCAGACTGAGTTCCTTGCGGCAGGTGAAAGAGAAGTTCTTTACGGTGGTTCGGCTGGTGGTGGAAAATCTTATGCCATGCTTGCTGATCCGTTACGATATATGGGGCATCCTGCATTTTCTGGGTTGTTATTACGACATACTACAGAAGAACTTAGAGAACTTATATTTAAGTCTCAAGAGATGTATCCAAAGATTTGGCCCGGAATTAAGTGGTCAGAGAGAAAGATGCAGTGGGTCGCACCATCTGGCGCAAGATTGTGGATGTCATACCTCGACAGAGAGGATGATGCTTTGCGTTATCAGGGTCTGGCGTTTAGTTGGATAGGTTTTGACGAATTAACACAATGGCCCACACCATTTGCATGGAATTACATGCGTTCTCGTCTACGATCCACTGCAGCAGATTTACCCGTATATATGAGGGCTACTACAAATCCCGGTGGTAGAGGACATCACTGGGTTAAAAAAATGTTTATTGATCCTGCTGCTGTAAACGTACCGTTTAATGCTACAGACATTGAGACTAACGAAGTACTAAAGTACCCAGCAGGACATGAAAAAGCAGGTAAAGCTTTATTTAAACGTAGATTTATACCTGCTAGATTACGAGACAATCCATACCTAGCTGCACAGGGAGACTATGAAGCAATGCTTCTATCTCTACCAGAGCAACAACGTAGGCAGTTACTTGATGGTGACTGGGATATTAAAGAAGGCGCAGCCTTTACAGAGTTTGATAGGAATATACATGTCATTGAACCTTTCGATATTCCTAGCAATTGGGTTAAATTTAGGGCATGTGATTATGGTTATGGAAGTAAGTCGGGAGTTGTGTGGTTTGCTGTATCTCCGAATGAACAACTTATTGTCTACAGAGAACTCTACGTAAGTAAAGTATTAGCTACTGATCTAGCAGATATGATACTAGAATTAGAAGTTGGCGATGGTGGAATGCGGTACGGGGTTTTAGATAGCTCCCTGTGGCACAAGCGAGGCGATACAGGCCCTTCTTTAGCAGAGCAGATGGTACAGCGTGGATGTAGATGGAGGCCGTCAGATAGATCTAAAGGCTCACGTGTAGCAGGTAAGAATGAAGTACACAGAAGATTGCAAGTAGACGAGTACACAGAAGAATCACGAATGGTATTTTTCAGTAATTGTACTAATCTTATCGCACAGTTACCTGCGTTACCAATAGACAAAAGAAACCCAGAAGATATAGATACCACATCAGAAGATCACTTGTACGATGCATTAAGATATGGTATCATGTCAAGACCAAGATTTAGTATATTTGATTATGATGCAAATAATTCTAAGACTAATAAAATGGCTATAGCAGATCCTACGTTTGGATATTAAAAGGAAAGTAAATGGCAGAAGATAACGAAGTATTTATTGAAGATGAAGCAGTCATTCTTGAAGATTCAGAAGAGTCTGATATAGATGATTTAAACGCATCTAAAATTATTCCTTTTATTATGGAGCGTTATACTAAAGCAGATGACGCCAGACAACAAGATGAAATAAGATGGTTACGTTCTTATCGTAACTATAGAGGATTATATGGTGCTGATGTACAGTTTACAGAAGCAGAAAAGTCTAGAGTATTTATTAAGATAACAAAAACAAAAACTTTAGCTGCCTATGGGCAGATAGTTGATGTGTTATTTGCCAACAATAAATTTCCTTTATCTGTAGACCCTACTGAGTTACCCGATGGGGTAGTCGCAGATGTAAGTTTTGATCCAAAAGAACCAGAACAATTAAGAGAGTCTGATAAGGATAAAGAAATTAGTCCTTATGGATTTGCAGGAGATGGAAAAGAAATACCAGCAGGTGCTACTGCGCGTACACTAGCTGAAAGTTTAGGTGAATATACAGATAGACTGGAAGATATTGACAATTTAAAAATAGGTGCAGGTAAAACTCCTACTTCTATTACTTTTAGCCCAGCTATGATTGCGGCAAAAAAGATGCAAAAGAAAATACAAGATCAACTGGAAGAATCCAGTGCGTCTAAACACCTACGTAGTACAGCATTTGAAATGGCTTTATTTGGTACAGGCGTAATGAAAGGCCCGTTTGCTGTAGATAAAGAATATCCTAATTGGAATGACGAAGGTGAGTATGAGCCAACTATAAAAACAGTTCCTCAAGTATCACATGTGTCTGTTTGGAATTTTTATCCAGATCCAGATGCTACCAATATGGATGAGGCACAGTATGTAATAGAGCGACATAAAATGTCAAGGACTCAATTAAGAGGATTAAAAAGACGTCCATTTTTCAGATCATCAGTTATTGATGAAGCGATTCAGATGGGTGAAAACTATGATAAAGAACACTGGGAATCTGATTTAGAAGACTATGCTCCTCAGCATGGAACAGAACGCTTTGAAGTAATAGAATACTGGGGCATGTGCGATACAGAAATGCTTGTAGAGCAAGGTATAGAAATACCTAAAGAACTAGAAGACACAGATGAACTACAAACAAACGTATGGATATGTAATGGTAAGTTACTTAGAATGGTTATTAATCCGTTTAAACCTTCACGTATACCTTACATGGCTGCTCCTTATGAACTTAATCCTTATAGTTTCTTTGGCGTAGGTATAGCTGAAAACATGGATGATACTCAGACATTGATGAACGGCTTTATGAGAATGGCTGTTGACAATGCTGTATTATCTGGTAATCTATTAATTGAAGTAGATGAAACTAATTTAGTTCCCGGACAAGATCTATCAGTGTATCCCGGAAAAGTATTTAGAAGACAGGGTGGAGCACCGGGACAGGCTATTTTTGGCACTAAGTTCCCTAATGTCGCTGGAGAAAACTTACAATTATTTGATAAGGCTAGACAACTTGCTGATGAAAGCACTGGACTACCTAGTTTTTCTCATGGACAAACAGGCGTATCAGGGGTAGGTAGAACTGCATCAGGTATTAGTATGTTAATGAATGCCGCTAGTGGCGGTATTAAAAATGTTATTAAGAATGTAGATGATTACTTATTAAGACCTTTGGGCGAAGGACTGTTTAGATTTAACATGCAGTTTGATTATGATCCTGATATTAAAGGAGACTTAGAAGTTAAGGCTAGAGGCACAGAAAGTTTAATGGCTAATGAAGTACGTAGCCAAAGACTGATGCAGTTTATGCAGATTGCAGCAAACCCAGTGCTTGCACCGTTTGCCAAGTTTCAGTATGTTATTCGTGAAATTGCAAAGTCTCTTGACCTTGATCCAGATAAAGTAACTAACAATATGGATGAAGCAGCAGTACAAGCAGAACTTATGAAAGGCTTCCAACAACCAGCTACTGAAGGACAACCTGCTGCAGGTGCAAACCCAGCAGACCCTACAGGCGCAGGTGGCGGCACAATAGGTACGGGACAGATTCCAGTACCACAAGAACAGGGATTTAGTGGTAATGCAGGACCGGGAACACCTCAACAAGCTCAAGGCGTTAGTGAACAGCCAGCCCCAGTGGGACCAGTTCAATAACTATCTTAAAGAACTTATTAATCAACAACAACGTATAATGGAACAAACAGATAATATTACAGTGTTATACAGGGCGCAAGGTGCTTTGTATCAACTACGTAGACTACTTATGCTTAGGGATGAAGTACTAAAGAATGGCTGATAACACTCCTATAGACACTGGTGAAAAGACAGTAACTGGTAGAATTATTTGGAATGATCCAGAGGATGGTAAAGATTATTCTGAGCGTAGTACTACGTTTAAAATAGATGGTAAGTATTATACTATGCCTACTGTAGCTGAAGATGGCACACAATATACAGATGATCAAATTAGAGACTACGTTAAAGAGCATGGGCCTATAGACTATCTTACTGGAGAAGAACTGCCTGAGTTTAGATACAGAGAAGATGCTCTTCAGTACGCAGTAAGCAGATCAGAAACAAGAAAACAAAAGGAAGAACCTATGTTACAAAAACAGATGCTTCAGTTTAGTGAGGGTGGCCTTAATCAAGAAGGCGGTATGGTAGATGAAGTATCTGGTAACGAAGTTCCAATGGGAAGCACTCGTGAAGAAGTTAGAGATGACATACCCGCACAAGTAAGTGAAGGTGAGTTTATATTTCCTGCAGACGTAACACGTTTTATTGGCCTTGATAAACTTATGCAAC